AATTTCTGAATTATACATGCAAAACAAAGAATATAACCTAAGAAACCCTAAAAAATAATGCATCCAAAATTAGAAGACATTCAAATCAGATTAAGAAAACTACTTGAGCTAGAAGGGGTTAAACAAGGGACAAAAAAAGCAGCAATCATTGAATGGGCATTGCTAAATGGTGTTAGCCTTGCTATGGGTAATTCATTCCCGCAGTATTTAATACTTGTTATGGCTAGCGGAAGATCAATACTGAATGAAAAATTATGAACGATAACACAATCACATCATTGCCAGCACCTTTTGCTCGCGCATTAGCAGCTGATGAATATAGCAAGGGCAAATCAGACTACACCGTAACGCAGCTTGTAAGCCCTCCACAGCGCACTTACCTCGCTACGCAGTCACAACCCGTAAAAGACGAGTATGCGTCCTTCATGGCGCTCCTAGGCACAGCAATCCATAGTATCCTTGAGAAGTATGCGCGTCCCGAGCAAGGTGAGCTAGCTGAGATTCGGAACTTTGCTAAAGTTAAAGTTGGTAATGATATTGTTACCATTTCTGGTCAGATGGATTATTGGGCTGATAACTGTCTCTATGACTATAAAGCCACTGGTGGTGTTCAAGAAAAAGCAAAAGACGAACATTATAAGCAAGTTCAGATGAATGCTTGGCTTGCAGAACAGAATGGTATCAAGTGTGAGTATGTAGGTGTTGTCTATTTTCAACGTGACTGGAAATACATGCAAAGCAAAGTAGATCCGTCCTATCCTAAAACACCAATCAAGATCTTTGTTCATCCTTATGACGCAGAATATGCTGAAAAGATTATCAACGAAACTGTAAACGAACATCATAAAGCTTCGCTTGGGGAACCAAGGAGATGCACCTTGGATGAACAATGGGCAAAAGCAGATACGTTTGCAGTTAAGAAACCAGATGCACAACGTGCAAGACGAGTGTATGATACTAGAGCGGAAGCTGAAGAGAACATTAAGTCTGGAGAAATCATCGAGAAACGAGCAGGTGAGAAGACTTTCTGTAGTTCTTTCTGTGGTTTTGCTCACTGTTGTTCACAGTTTCAATCAGGAATTTAACAAACCATAACAACAACTAAATAAAATAAATATGCAAAAAGCAGCGGAAAAATTACAGCAAATTCAATCAGAATTGATTGCACCCAAGAACCTAGAAAACAAATTCGGCAACTATCGTTACAGGTCTGCCGAGTCAATCCTAGAAGCTCTTAAGCCACACCTTGAAAAACACAAGGCAATCGTAATCCTTAGTGATGAGATGGTAGATATTGGTGGGAGAATCTATGTAAAATCAACTGCAAGCTTTACGGCAGATGGAGAAACCATTTCCACTACAGCATTTGCACGTGAAGCAGAAAGCAAAAAGGGTATGGATGATGCACAGGTTACAGGAGCTTGCTCTTCTTACTCGCGCAAATATGCTCTTAACGGCTTGTTCTGTATTGATGACACCAAAGATGCTGACGCTACAAACGATCATGGCAAATCAGAAAGTGCTGCTGAACCAAATTCAGAAATGATTGATAAAATCATTGCATCTTTCAATGCTCAATCTACTATTGCCGAGCTTGACGCAAAACTTGCAAAAGCAAAAACAACTCCTTATGGCGAGAACCCAAGAGTTCAAGCTTCATACCAAACAAACAAAACTAGACTAAGTAAATAACATTATGTCAGCAATCATTAGCATTAGCTTAAAAAAAGAACATCTGGACAAACTAGATCCATCTACATTTGTCACCACTAAAAGCGGAACCTACATTCCATTAACGCTTTTTGTAGATGACAAAATTGACAATTATAAACAAAACGTATCGGCTGTAATTAGCCAGAACGAAGAAGATCGCAAAGCCAAGAAAACCAAAACCTATGTTGGTAATGGTAAAGTGCTTTATGTTCGAGACGGTATCAAGACAGCAAAAGAGTTGGAAGCTACCGCTAGTGAGGAATTTTGATTTGAAAGTAAACTTCAATTAAAATAATATATGCCAAGCACAATTCATCAAGTATTAAACCTGCCATCAAAAGGCACGGCTATGTCTCTAGGCCCAGTCAAGATTGACGCTGTTTACGAGATAAAACAAAGTTCAAATGGCAAAAACTATCGCAACATCAACATCTCAGACAATTCTGGTAAATCAAAAATGTCCTTATGGGGTGTTGCTTGTGATTGCAATTTGAAACAAGGAGATACGGTTACATTTGTAGGCACTCTCAAAAAGAATGAATACAATGGCACTGTAAGCATTTCTAGTGAAAGCTGCTCAATTGCTGGCAGTAATGCATCCTTACCTGCTGCGTCTACTCCAGCTGCTTCAACTACTGTATCAGTTCAAGAAACACCTAGTTCCAAAGTTCCGTTACATGAACTTGCCAGACAGATGGCTCTATTCACATTTGAGTTTCAAGAAGCTCTTCGTGTAATGGAGATCCCTAAAGAAACCATTGAGAAGATGGTTGTTCGTGCTCCTGAATTTGCTGCATTGTGGTGGTTTGGCGAGAAGCAACTTAAGGAAGCTTCTGCTGATGACATCCCAATGACAGACGATTGAGAGAGAGTCGTCATGAAGGCATGGCGCGACTTTGTTAAAAACAGTTAAATTAACTCGCTGGCAGACCGAATATAGTCTGCTGTTTTTTTATGATTGATTTTAAAGGATTTCCCAAAATGGCAAGACTCTCCCGTAGAGTAGTAGTCACAGAAAAGATTGACGGAACTAATGCTCAAATCTGCATTGTGAAATACAAAGCTGATGAAGATGTTGACACAGATGGTTGCATTGATGCATGGATGGAAGATGACCATATGTTTTTCATGTATGCTGGAAGTAGAAACAAATGGATTTTCCCAAGCAATGACAATTATGGATTTGCTAAGTGGGCGCAAGCAAACAGAAAAGAACTGCGTCAGCTTGGCGTAGGACAGCACTTTGGTGAATGGTGGGGCAAAGGCATTCAGCGCAACTACGGACTCGAAGGAAAGCGTTTTAGCTTATTCAATACTATCCGTTGGTGTAGACATAATGAAGAGCCGCAGCAAATCTTAAAAGCTGATCCTAGCGTTATTAAATACCAAGATGTTCTACCTATTTGTTGCGACTTAGTTCCAGTTCTTTATGATGGCGTATTTGATACAGTTGCTATTGATCAAGTGTTGCAAAATCTAAAACTAGAAGGTAGTGTCGCAAAGCGTAACTTCATGAATCCAGAAGGTATTGTTGTGTTTCACGAAGCAAGCAATACTGGATTCAAGAAAACAATAGAAAAAGATGATAGCCCTAAATCACTGGTTTGATATGGATGAATTAATAGAACTGAAAGACATCATTGTAGAGTGTCAAGACTGCAAAAGTAAAGCCACAGCTCAAGAGATTAACGATGATGTTGAGCGTTACTTCTCAATGACGAAGAAATCATTTGTAAAATTTCCTGCAAAGGGAATTAAAAAAGATTCTCTACAAAAGATTGTGGACTTGCGTTTAATATGCGAGCTTTGCCATGAGAAAGAATATGAGTAAGAAAAAAGCAAAGCCAGTAAAGAGAAGATTAGACGTTGCTCGTCCATATAATAATGGCACATGGACAAAATCTAGGTTCTTTGGGTTTATTAGAAGCGCATTACGTAGTGCTAGCTCTAGATGGCAGCCAAAGTTTGATTGCTTAAAAGCAGCTTATGTTGACACAAGAGTCAACAAGAAGACCAATAGAGCATCAAAGCATTACAAATGCGCTATCTGTAAAGATGTATATCCTGGAAAAGAAATCCAGATTGATCACATTATTCCAGCTGGCAGCTTAAGAGACTTTGAAGACCTTCCTAGTTTTGCTAAACGTTTATTCTGCGAAGCTTCTGGATTCAGGGCTTTGTGCATTAAATGTCACCAGCAGGTAACTGCGGAGGAAAAACTTCGTTCATCCAGCAATTCGGAGGATATTCAAGATCTCTAGAATCAGCAGCTAAAACCTCTTCACTCATCCAAACCTTGTTATTAAGATAACATTTGCACACTGCGCAACCTGCATTGTTCTCCATGAACTTTTCAGGTATGTGCATTAGTAGCTTTGATAAACCACTGCATCCATAACAACCATTAACTTGTGATTTTGCTGGACAACTTTGACAGATATTTGTTCTGCGTAATGCTTCTTCTTTACTGACTAATGGAACTCCATTTGACCATCTTGACTTTAGTGCCTGTAGGTAATGTTGGAAGTCTCCAAGATGCATACGATACACAGACTTAGCATTGGGATTACTGACCAATGCTGGATTAGCTGCATAGATAGCTCCAAGAAACTCATCACGCTCCTCAAAAGTAATCTTATGTTCACGAAGCGCTTGTCTAGCGTCTCCAACATAAATAATTGACCCTTTCCACTCCACCCTACTAGGTGGATTCATTGATACACCAGATGGCTCCATAGCCAACAACTACAACAAACAATACAAAATACAAACAAAATATGGCACACCTAATCAAAGAACGCGACATCCAAGCTGGACTTAACCAAGCATGGCACAACCTGACAACTATTGTTGACGAGGTTAAGCAAGACAACTCTATGCCTTTCGAGGTTGTTGAGTCTCCTATCTACTACAAGAAACAAGAGCAAGATTACTTTGGTGTAACACGCGATGTTTACGTAGAAGATCCAGAGTTCAAGATTCTGCTCGCTAATGATGACTGGCTTCCAATTGGCGATCCATACGCCTCCAGCTATCAACCATCCTCTATTAAAATGTTCTGGGAGGTTATCAAAAAGGGTATGGGGCAAACACCTTACCAGATTGTGTCTGCTGGCACAGTTGATAATCGTCGCAAGCTATTTGCTTCGCTTAAGGTTACTGAGGGATTTGAGGTTGCTGGTCGCAAGTTTGAGGATTTCATTACTGTATTGGATTCTTTTGACAAGACTACCGCACTCACTGCTAGATACCTTAACTTCTGCACAGTGTGCAATAATACCTTCATGGCATCTATGACATCAGGCAAGGAGATTGGCAAAGCCAAGCACACGCAAATGCTTGAGGTCAATGTAGCGCGTCTCATTGATGCTATTGATGGCTTTGCTGGAACGTCCAACTTGTTCCAGTCTATGCTTGAACGCGCACATGAGAAAGAATGCTCCAGAGATGAAGCTAAGGCATGGGCAGCTGGTGTTCAGGGTCGCAACATGGAGAAGGGAACAAACGCTCTTGTTCAGAAAGCTGCGCGTATTGGTGAGCTGTTTGAGTCTGGTCGTGGTAACGAAGGTCGCACACGTCTTGATGCATTCCAAGCATTGACAGAATTCGAAACTCATGAGTCATCCAATCGTAAAGAAGCTGGTGCTCAAAACTACAGCAGCAACTGGGGTGCTTCGGCATTAACAAAAACCATTGCGGCTCAACGCTTTGAAATTGATTGGGACACCAATGTCAAACGTGGCAACAAGCTCCTTGAGTCAGCAGTTGCTTTAGCCAACTAAAAACTTTCCTTTCATCGAGTGATGAATTAGGAATAGCCTCGTCAGAATAGCATCATATACAAATTGATGGACAGGCAAAACCTATCTTGGCGAGGCATTTAATCTAAAGAATATGCAATTGTGGTTTATTTTTACTAATGGAAAATACTTGGCAATCAAGCCAATCCATAAAAACAATCAATGGAAGCTACGCCTTCAATTACTTAAAATTAAATTAACAAAAAAACAAAATGATTAATGAATTAGAATTAAATAGAATTCAAGAAATGATGAAGGTCATGCTTCATTACTCTAATGGCGGAGAAGTGCTTTCAAGACCATTCCTTTGCGATGATGAAGAATTTGAATTAGACTTGTGTCCAGAATGGAATTGGGGTCGTTATGAATACAAAATAGCGCCACAGAAAAAGGTCATTTATGCTATTTACGACAATGACAATCTGGTGATGGTTTCTCAAAACAAAGCTGTCATTGATAAGTATTCACAAGAAATTAACCTGCCAGTCAGAATCTTAAAAGAATTATGAGTAGATCAATCTTAAAAGACATCACTCCAGGGCCATGGGATTTGGAAATCGTTGAAGGCATCGAACAAAGCAGAGCAGATGTTGTTGCAGCAATGTATTTGCCAGACATGGTTGAGGTATTGAAAGTAATTGCAGATCCATGGCAAATTAAAAGAAACTTGCTATTTCAAGATGACGCTTCAGTTATTTTTGAGATGGCATCAATTGCACGAAAAGTTTTAGAGAAAATGCAAAATGAATACAGTCAAAACAGCCCTGATTAGTAGTTGGGACAAGATGGCGAACATGTTTCTTCAAATCCACTTCATAAAAGAAACAGGCAGGTGGGAAACAGTGAACAGAAATGAATGTCAAATTTTGACAAAATTAAAACTTGCAGCCAGATTCAGCATGGATAAACCTGACCCACCGAACGCTTACGACCTGCTGCTTAGAGAGGCTGGAAAAAAAGGAATCGGACTAGAGACATTTAGTGAAGAAGAATAATTTATGACAAACACAGTATACCTTGACGGAATCCCATTAGAAGATGATGAGATTGGTGCAGTAAGTGAAGAATACGCAATTCCTTATGACGTTGTTGCGGAGCTTCTGGCTCAATACAGAAGCGGAAAAGAAATAAACAGTAATGCTTATAGTGGCGTAGTGAAGAACAGGGTGAATGGATTCATCTCAATGCTCTCCAGAGAAGTCACAAATGGCCTAGAAGCAGAGGCATTTGCCAATCTGGAAGTAGTATCCAAAGTTGATGTGGCTGCCGTCCTGAGCGATCCTGAGCAAATTGACGATAAAGAGCAGGACATTGCTGCTTTGATGCAGATTGTAACTGATCCTATCTCAGAACACTTTGTTATCCGAGAAGGTGGTCAAGCAACTCTGCGAATGGACAATCCTCCATCGTTGGAGCAAGCATACAAGGTTATTGATCGTATCTTTGTAGCGCGTGACGTTACAGAAAAGATTGATGACTACTCGACTTGGTTGCTTGGTAGCATTACCTCAGAACTTGAAAACCACTTTGGTAATCAGTTTGACGTAAGCCAAGTGATTGAAGTGTCTGACAAGGCCTACAACACCATTGTTACGGCTGTCAGCGTGTTCAAAGAATACAATGGACGTAAGTTCAACTTGTCATTCAGTCACCACAAAGAAGCATTTTACTCAAAAATTGAGAAAGCAGATAAAGATCTTATCCTTAAAAAAGCTGAAGAAATTGGATTGTCAGCTAAAAACGTAAGAAGCCTTGCAAGTATCTGCAAAAAACTAGGCAACTCAGTAATTGTTGACCTAACATCTAAAGACCAAGTAGACGATTTGATTGCAGCCTGTAAGGACGCTTCAGTAGATTATGTAACTTGCGACGAAAACAATCTATGGAAGAGAACCAAAAGTATGACGGAGCCGACAGCGGCAATTGTAATCAATCTGAAAACCAATGTGATCAAGATCGACGGGAAGGAGCAGAAATTGAAGGTAAAGGACTAAACAGTATTCTAATTGAGGTTGGAGCGTTGACAACATACCTCCAAAGACAAATTAGAGAAACATTGGAAAATGAATCAGAAGAAATTGCTGAATACATTAACCAATTCAAAAGCCTACCAGACGCCGAAAGCGTTGCTATCATGGAGAAAAATATGATTCAAGTAATGAAGTTAGTTCCTATGGCTGATGCAATAGGATTGAATTTTATTACTTCGTTGATTGGCTCGATGGCGGCAACAATCGGATTTGATCCTGTAGTAGAATCAATAGAGCAAATTAATCAAAGACAATTTAATGATAACTGAAACCAAAACGATATACGACTTACAAGAAATCAAAGCAAAGCTAGAACATCGCATTGACGAGTTCGTTTTAACCTTGTTCCCTGCCGCAAAGAAACAAACAGGATGCTACCGTGTTGGCAACATTGACGGAAATCCTGGAGATAGTCTTAGTATTTCAACTAAGTCGTATAACATTGGTCAGTTTTATGACCATGCCAACCCTGCAATCAAGGGTAGTGCATGGAAGTTAGTTCATTTAGTCAAAGGTATTTCCATTCCCGCAAGCATTGCATGGCTTGGTAATTTCCTCAACATTGCTCCTATTCAGAATTTTTCTGGAGCAAACAAGTCAACAAATTACAAAGAGTTGGCTGAAGCTATCAAACCTCTTAGCGAGGATTGCATCAAGTATGCTGCTGAACGCAAGATTAGTAAGCGCACACTTGAAGCATACAGCGTTGGCACAGGTGCTCGCGGAGAGCTTATCTTTCCGCATTACGACTGTGAATCACGCCTTAGTCTTAACAAACATTGGATGCCGAACAACGATAAAACGATGTGGTGTAGTCCCAATCCAGTCCACAACTTGTTTGGCAAAGATGTTTGTGATCCTTCTACAAATAGTGATCGTCTCATTATTGTAGAAGGGCAGTGGGATGCCTTAGCCATGTTTGAGCTAGGGCTTCCCGCTGTTTCTATTCCTTCTGGTGTTTCCAATATGAATTGGATTAAGGAGGATTATGAATACCTTTCCTACTTCGACACCATTGTTCTTATCATGGACAATGATGCAGCTGGTAAGAAATGCGCTGTCGATGTTGCAGCGCGTCTAGGTATTGATAAATGCATCATCGTCAATCTTCCTCTCAAGGATGCCAATGACATGCTCAAGGCTGGCCGTGGTGGAGAGATCATCAATCTTATTGAGTCAACTGCCAAAGGTCAACTTGATGAGATTGTAGATGCCATAGAGATGAAGGGTGAGGTTATGGACTTCATTCGTGGTGACTATCTTCTTGATGGTGATCCGTTCTTTATTCCTGGCTTTGATCTTACTTTCCGTAAGAATGAGATTACTCTGTGGTTTGGTTACACATCACAGGGTAAGTCCCAAGCAGTTCAGAATCAAGTAGCTAACTTAGCTGCGCGTGGGGTTATGAGTGTTGTTGCTTCTTTTGAGCAACCACCTGAGCGCACGTTCGGTTCCATCTTGATGAACATGACTGGCAATTCAGATATTGTAGCTGATGATGACTTTGAAAAAGCATTCAAGTATCTCAGTGAACATTGCTTTATCTACAAAAGCAGAGAGAAAGCAAACCCTCTCAAACTCATTAACATGTTCATCCATGCCCATAAACGGTATGGGGTAACTAATTTTGTCATTGATAACGTAATGACGATGGATGTTGATCGCGGAGACAATACCGCTCAAGCACAAGCTATTGACGCTATCCGTGTCTTTGCTTCCAACTATCCTGTGCATGTTCATGTTGTGGCGCATCCACGTAAGAGTGGTGAAGGTGTCAGCAGTCCACCAGCTATTGCCGAGATTCAAGGTGCTAGCGAGTGGGGCAACATGCCAGACAATATCATTACTGTATGGCGTGACGTATCTAAGCATGAACGTCTTGCTGAGATGAAGGCTAATGACTATCCCGATGACGCAATGCAAGAGTTCTGGGAATCAACTCCATGTGGTAAGCTAATCTGTCGTAAGCAACGTGCTACTGGTGAGATTCCGATGACCAATACGTGGTTTGATAAATCAACCAAACGTTTCCTCCCAAGTCCAGGTCCTGTTCGACCAATGTATTCCCCAACCCAAAAACCATGGCTTTAATATGAAAACAATATACCAAAGAGAAAAAGGAAAGAAACGCTATCCAATGGATGGTCCACCAATGCGCATTCAGAGACTGATGCAATCACCACAAAGAAACCACAAGGAACTCTTTAGTTGGCTAAAAGAAAACCCAGGAACAAGACCCGAAACAGCAGAACTATGCAAAAAGAAAAGTCGATAACTGAATGGTTGAAAGAAATCCCTGATGAAAAAATAAGGGACTTGGCTATTGCTAATTGCAAATTATATCCATCTGCTGGATATGAAAACAAAGAAGTTAATTCCCTGAAGGATGCAATATATTACGGTTTCATTTGGAGTAGAACTCCTGAGGGGAGTGATTTCTGGCTAGATGAATACAGAAAATGTGTAAGCTATCTTAAGGTTGAAGATAAAGTTAATCACCCTAGTCATTACAAATCTCATCCATCTGGTATTGAATGCATTCAAGTGACGGAGCATCTAAACTTCTGTCTTGGCAATGCAATCAAATATATTTGGAGAGCAGACGATAAAGAAAATGATATAGAAGACTTGCGTAAAGCAGCTTGGTATGTTAATCGTGAGATCGAGCGCAGGTTAAAGGCTCGTAAATAATTTAATGCGGGATGGACAAGAGGTTAAGTCGCGGGTTTCATAAGCCTGAGATCGTCGGTTCAAATCCGACTCCCGCAACCAATTTTATTTAGTCAGATACTGTTATTGGTCGATGACAGTATTACTTGGTAGGTATTTGGTTACTGACTATGTAAAGCGCTGACATACCGCTTAGTATGTCCCTACACTCGCGCTCATTGCATTGAGGGCACTGCGTCAACTAAGGCGTATGTCGGGTAAACTGAAAAGTTCGGGAAACCGAAAGCAGTAAATGATCGACAGGTGAGCGACCTGAACAGTGGGTGCGAGTGTGGTAATACCTGTGTAAGCACCTCGGTCATGTCTAAAGAATGAGAAATATCCGTCTGATTACGCCTTCGCAGACACGTAGAAAAATCAGATACCACAACAACCACACCCATCCGATGAATGTAGAACTATTAAATCACTTTGGAGACGATCTCATGATCGTCAATGCGGCTCGCGTCAGTTACGATAAAGAGTCAAAAGAGTTTGGAGATAAAGACACTAGGCTGATTAAGTTCTTGATTGATCATAAGCACACATCACCACTTCGTCACCCACAGCTACAGTTTAGAATTGAATGCCCAATCTACGTTGAGCGCCAGCTATTCAAACATCAAGTTGGGATGTCTGCAAACAGCATTAGTGGCAGGTATGTGGACTTTCATGACGAATATGAGGCTCCAACGCAATATCGCCTTCAATCAAAAGACTCAAAGCAGGGAAGTGATGGACATCTTCATGAGGAACTTAATGACCTTATTGTTTCCCGTGTTAATGCAGTTATTAATGAAAGTAAGAAGCTATATCAAGACATGGTTGAGCTTGGTGTCTCAAAGGAGCAAGCTCGCTGTCACTTGCCATTGTGCTTGATGACAAAGTTCATCTGGACTGGATCACTGCTCTCATTCATCCATCTGTTCAACCTGCGACTGAAACCAGATGCTCAACAAGAAACACGGGAACTTGTTCAAATGATGCTTGATGCTGTGCGCCTTATTGATGGCAATCCATTTAAGCATTCATTAGAGGCCTTGGGGTATGGTGGATAACAATCAAGTAGAATCTGTTTTAAATTGTTCTGCGTCTTTGCGAAAAGCAGCGATTAAGCGTTATTATGAAAAACTAAGGAATGACCCAGTTCGATGGGCAAAACGCATAGAGAATCAGCAAAAACGTAGGGAAAAGAAGGAAGTTCGTGAAAGGGAACGCCAGCAAGAGCGTGAAGCATGGGTAAAACTCCCGAAGGATCACCCGCGCAAAACCAGAAAGCCACAACGAACGAAGGCGGCGAAAAAGGCAAAGCCCAAGAGGATGACGGAGAAACTGACCGATGGAACAGTCGCTGCCAAATACCTACACATGCGCTTGGCAGACTGCCCGAAAGAACTGATCGACTTTAAGCGCGAACACATCCGACTGAACCGAAAACTTAGA